CGACGGCTTCGGATGCCGTCGCGAGATCGACATTCGCGAAGCGGGCGATATCCTGGGCCGTCGCCATCGCCGCCGACGCGCTTTCTACATCGCCATAGGCGGCGACAAGCGGCACCATTCCATCGCGAATTTGCGTATCGGTAAAAGCTAAAGCTTGTCCCGCCGCAATCGCATCCTGGGTTTGCTTTTCCCAATCGCCCGTCGCGGCGCCCGCGGCTTGGATTGCTTGCTCTAGCCGCGCCTGTTCCTGGGCGTCGTCGGCGGCGGCTTGGGTCATATCCATAATGGCGCCCGCCGCCAAGCCCGCCGCGCCCGCGACGGCGGCTACCTTGCCAACCGTCCCAAGCATGCTTCCGCCGAAGCCTTCTACCTTGTTCGCGGAATCGTCGAGCGTCGAAGCGAGCTTCGAAGCGTCGCCGATGATCGATACAACAAGGGTCGGAATGGACATTTATCGTCGTACCCTACGCCGCGCCCGCGCGGTTTGTTCCTTACGCCGCCGCTCGTTTAGGAGCTCAACGATTATTGCGGCATCGCCCATTGCTAGCTCGCGGATTTGTTGCGGCGTCCATCCGGTCGCTAGGGCTAGGTTGGCGATAAACCTTCGATCTCGGGCGCCGCTTGGGCGACGCCCGGCGTAGGGTCCGGTTGGGCATCGACTGTTATCCGCCATCGGGCGGCGTCGGCGAAGGTAACTTCGGGTTCCAAGCGCCGGACTAGGATCCAAGCAATCGCGACGAGCATTCGGGTTTGATGTACGCCCGGCGATCGCATCGCCTGGGCGAGCCCGGCAAGATCGGTTCCGAGCGTTTCGGCGATATCCAAAAGCTCGCCGACGCCGAACCGCTCGGCGTCGATCGCGTTTACGGGTAGGACGATTTTGCGGGCGGGCTCGCCCGCTTCTAGGCGAAGATCGGCGCCATTGCTACCGGGCATGGAACGATTCGGTTCCGACCTTTTCGACGAGCTCGCCCATATAGCGGCGGTAGCCTTCCAAAAGATCTTCGCGCATCGCATCCCGCGCCCGGATTAGGAACGGATTGGGCTCGATCCCGCGCCTGGGATAGCCGTAGTGGATAACGCCCGCATAGGGTACGGAACGGGATCCGGCGCGAAGCTGTAAAGCCTTTTGCGTCGGCGCGGCGCGGACGGTTCCGACGAGCTCGCCCGAGATAACCGGCGTTTCGCCGCGCGCCGCCATCGCAAGCGGAAGGGCTAGGCGGGAATGGATTTCCTTTAGCTGCCCGGATCGCTCGCCCATCTTGGCGAGCGCGCGGGATAGCTCGCGCCGCCCTTCGACTTCGATTTTGCCTTTACCCTGGGCCATCGCCTATGCGGTTACATCGAGCGTCGGGACGCCCGCAATCGGGAAAGTCATTTCCGAAACCGCGAAGGTATTTACTTCGCCGCCGACATTCGGGCGCGGGATGGTAACGGCACATTCCCAAGTAGGCGTATCGGCGGTTGGCGCTTCGCCGGTTGGCGAAAATCGCATCGTTGCTTCCTTGCCCGCGTTTTCCCAACAAAAGCGGGTAAGCCCGTCGGCGCTCCAATCCTGTACGGCGGTTACGACGGCTTGGAACGATTCGCGCCCGAGCTTCGAAAAGCTCCCATCCGGGCATAGCGTGTTGTAGGTAATAACTTCCTGTTCGGGTTGGATCTCGACGGCGGAAACATGGCATTCGTAAGCGAGCTTCGTAGCGGGCGTATCCGGGTCCGTAAGCTCAAACAAAACCGCCGTCATAACGAGCGGATCGGCGGCGATAGCTACCATCTTTATCCCTTCCTTATGCGGCGGCGGCGGCGATAACAATTTGCCGCGTTAGTGTAGCCGTCGCGGCTAGGTATTCGGTATTGGCGATCGACAAACCGAACGGTTGCCCTACCGCGGTTAGCTGCCATTTCGCGCCCGCTAAAACCGGCGCGGCTTGCTCGATTAGAGCTTCCAATTCGGCGAGCGAAGCGGCGGCGGCTTGCTTGCCCGCGATAAAGGTTATCGATAGGGCAAGCCGCCCATGAAAATCGCGCCCTAGCTGCGCCTGGATCGTGAGCCATTCGGCGCCGGGCGAAACGAGCGCCGCGGGCGGGACGATATGCCCGGTCGAAGGCGACGGCTTTACCGCGATTCCCTGGGCTTCCAGTAGGGCGACGATCTCGGCGCGGGAATCGCCAAGCGCGCCCATCTAGCCGATCCCTTGGCGAAGGTCGCGGTACCGATCTAGCTGCGGCATAACGCCCGCGATCCAATCGCGCTGTACGCGAAGCGGGACGCCCGCGAGATCGAGCGCCGACGAGATCCCGAGCGGCGCTTGGCGCCGATGGAAGATATCGGCGGCGGCAACGAGTGTTGCGGCATGGATCTCGGCGGGTAGGGCGGGTAGCGGCGGATCTTCGGCGGGTAGCTGCCCATCGTCATAGTCGCGCCCGAGATAGCCGAGTACCGCGCTATTCGCCGCGGCGGCGGCGGCGGTAATCCATTCGCTCGCCGCGGGCGCGCCGACGAAGGCTTGGAGCTCGTCGGCGGTAACGATCTCGACTAGGCGGGCCATCGAGCCCGCCTAGCCCTTATCGATCTCGGCTAGCCGCTTGGCGGCTTCCTCGGCAATCTCGCGCTGTTCCTTTTCGGCGTCGGAAAGCTCGGCGGTAGTCGCGCCCTGGGCGATATCCGCGGTTCCCTCTTCCGATTCGGTTTCCTTCGATCGTCCGGCCATCGGTTCGCCCTTCCTGGCGGCTATGCCGCCGTATGCTTCCGCGCTGCCTTGCGATCGGCGGCGGCGAGATATGCCCAAATGCCGAGCCGGATCGCGGCGGGTCCATCGACCTGTTCGTAGCTAAACCGGGCGACGGCGCTTTCGTAAATCACCATATCGGTACTTCGGGCGATCGTCACGACGCCCGCCGCGGATGCCCACGAAAGCGCAACCGGGACGCCGACGACGGAAGCGCCCGCGCTGCCCGCTTCTAGCTGCCCATCGGCATTCGTCGGGCCGAGATACGGGACAAGCGGACGCCCCGATCCATCCTTTTGCTTCGCGAGATTCGCGTATACCGCGGCGGGCGCGAAAACCGCTTGGGCGGGCAGGAAGCGAGCGCCGAAGAATTCGGTAATCGCTTCGACAAGCCCATCGTGCGGCGTCGCGAGCGTAATTGCCGCGGTTCCTGCCGTCGCGGCGGCTTCGGTCGCGACGGCAATTACCGTTTCAGAAGTCTGCGCGTAGGCTTCCATAAGGTCGGACATAATCATCGCTTCCGCGGCAGGATCCGCCCCATCCAAAACCTGTCGCGAAACCTTCGTCCCGCCGCCGTACAAAAGCGGCTGCGCGGTTTCGGGCGTTGTCGCGAAATCGGAAAGCGCCGGGTTTACAGCTTCCGCCGACTGGACGGCGACGCTCGTACTCGTCGTAACCTTCGGGAAGGTCCGCGGGCGGGCATCGGTAATCGGGACGCGGCTAAAGAAACCGCCCATCGGGCGCCCTTTGATATCGCGCCCGAGTAGCAAGCCCGGCAAAAATTCCGTCGGGTACGCGCCGCTAATTTCGGAAGATAGAACATCCTGGGCGCGGGTCATAAGTACCGCGATTTCGTCTAGCTGCCGATAGTGGCGATCCTGCCGCTCGGCGGCGGCGATATCGCCGCGCGCGGCTAGAACAACATCGTTTAGGAAGCGATGCCCGGTTTCCGGGCGGTAGATAAATTCGGATCGCGTAATCCGCGCGGGCGATCCGGTATCGCGAAGGGTTTCCATTTCGGCGCGCTTCCGTTCGCCCTGGGAAGGCTCGGGCGGCGTCGGCTCGGGCGTCGGCTCGGGATCCGGCGTCGGCTCGGGCGTTTCCAAAACGGCGGTTGCGTCCATTCCATTCCCTTCCATTTCGTCGCGAGCCATTACACGCGATCCATCGTAGGCGGGCGTAAGAGCTCCGGCCATCGCCCCGATGCGCGCGCGCCGATGGATCGTAATTCCTTTTGCCTGGGAAGATTTTCCAATTGGCGCAAATTCGACCGAAACGCCGTTGGCGCCCGCTCGTACTTCGTTTAGGTATTCGTCGGCGTCGGGCGTTTCCAAAAGCTCGGCGCGGAAATGTACGCCGTCGGGCGCATCTTCCAAATAGGTAACGGGTCCGATAAACACGCGCCGCCCGCCGCCTTCGTGCGTCCGAAGAAATGGGATCTTGGCGCCATCTTGGCGCCCGTTCCAACGGGCTACATCGTCGCGGAAGGCGCCCGGCGCGACGGTTTCGCGGTAGCCGGTTCCGCTATCCCATTCCT